ATGGATTACTCTCTTACTACCATGACTTTCAAGATGTAGATATGAGTAAGGGAGAATGGTACGTGCTTGCTAGAACTCGTTACATGTTAAATGAATTAGAAAACGTTCTATATTCTAAAGGTCTTTATTACAAAAATAAATTTAAAAAAGATTACGAAAAAGATTTGCATGAAGCTATTATGGATTGGGAAAAATGGCGTAAAAACAATGACTTAAGTCATGAGCAAATTAAAAGAGTGGCTTCTTATATGTCTCCTGATAATTATGCAAAAGAAAGTCTTCAATATCTTAATAAAGATAAGCCTTACAATATAACCGAAGCTTACAATAATCACGGCTTAAAAACAAAAGCAGTATGGTATGAAGCTTTTGATGCTGCTCCACAAAAACAAGTTAAATATATTCGAAAGATGAGAGCCAATGGTGAACAACTTAATAAAGAGCCGCGTATTTTATTATCAACGATTCATGGTGTTAAGGGTGGGGAAAAAGAAAACGTAGTTCTTCTTACAGATTTAAGTAACAATACTCAAAAAAATATGGACCGTTTTCCTGACGATGAGAATCGCTTGTTCTATGTGGGTGCAACACGGACCAAGGATCATTTACATATAATCAAACCAAAAGATATTTATAAATCATTTAGATTATGAGTGTTTATAAAAAACAAATTGGTGGATCCCATTATAAAGATATGAAGATTCAACCCAGCGAGTTTATCAACAGAAACAAGTTGCTGTTCGCAGAAGGAAATGCTATTAAATATATCTGTAGACACGCAGCGAAAGGAGAAGTACAAGATTTAGAGAAAGCAAAACATTACATTGATATGATTATTGAAAGAGATTACTCATGATACAAACCCCGTTATTCAAGCCACAAACAGAATGGTTACCACCAGAAGAATTTCCTGATTTAACTCAAGCGTGTGAGATAGCAATCGATTTAGAAACTAAAGACCCTAATTTAAATATACGAATGGGATCAGGTTCAGTAGTAGGGGTTGGTGAAGTGGTCGGAGTTTCGGTAGCCACAGAAGATTTCTGTGCTTATTATCCTATTGCGCATGAGGGAGGTGGTAATATGGACCGTAAGATGGTTTTAAAATGGCTTAAAGATATTTTAAATACACCATCAGATAAAATTTTTCATAATGCAATGTATGACGTGTGTTGGCTACGGTCATTAGGTTTAAAAATTAATGGAAGAATTATAGATACCATGATTGCAGCAGGCCTGGTTGATGAGAATAGATTGCGGTATGATTTAAATGGATGTGGACGAGATTATGTAGGTAAAGGTAAAGATGAATCTGCATTATATGACGCAGCAAAATCATGGGGAGTAGATCCGAAAGCTGAAATGTATAAACTTCCAGCAATGTACGTTGGGACATACGCGGAACGCGATGCCCAACTCACTTTGGAGTTGTGGCAAATACTTAAGAAAGAAATTTTAAACCAAGACATAGAAGCCGTATTCAAAATGGAAATGGAATTATTTCCATGTCTTGTTGATATGAGGTTTCTCGGGGTACGTGTAAATCAAGAACAAGCTGCGCTCGAAAAGAAAACATTAATAGAACAAGAAAAAAAAATGTTGGGCGAAGTTTATTCTGAAACCAAAATTGAAGTTCAAATTTGGGCTGCAAGATCAATTGCAAAAGTTTTTGATAAATTAGGATTACCTTATGAGCGCACACTTAAAACTGAAGCTCCAAGTTTTACCAAGAATTTTTTAGCGAACCATCCTCACAATGTAGTGAAGTGTATTGCTAAGGCTAGAGAAATTAATAAAGCTCATACAACTTTTATTGATACCATCCTAAAACATAGTCAAAAAGGTAGGATTCATGCGGAAATTAACCAACTTCGATCGGAAGGTGGTGGAACGGTAACAGGAAGATTTAGTATGAATAATCCAAACTTACAGCAAGTTCCAGCTAGAAATAAGGAACTTGGACCACGGATCAGGTCCTTATTTATACCTGAGGAAGGTCATCGATGGGGTTGTTTTGATTACAATCAACAAGAGCCTAGACTTGTAGTACATTATGCGTCATTACAAAATTTATATGGTGTGGATGAAGTTGTTGAATCATATAAAAATGAAGACGCAGACTTTCATAAAATTGTTGCAGACATGGCTGACATTCCTAGACATCAAGCAAAAACAATTAACTTAGGATTATTTTATGGAATGGGAAAAAATAAATTACAAGCTGAACTAGGAGTAAGTAAACTTCAAGCTGAAGATTTATTTAAAACGTATCATGCCAAAGTTCCATTTGTTAAAATGTTAATGGATTCCGTTATGAAACGAGCACAAGATCGAGGACAAATTCGTACATTATTAGGGCGTCTTTGTCGTTTTCATTTATGGGAACCGAATCAGTTTGGAATTCATAAGGCATTGCCTCATGATGCAGCGCTCTTGGAACACGGACCAGGAATTAGAAGAGCATATACATACAAAGCATTAAATAGATTAATACAAGGATCAGCAGCCGATATGACTAAAAAAGCCATGATTAATTTACATAAAGAAGGAATTATACCTCATATACAAGTCCATGATGAGTTGGATATTTCAGTAAAAGATGATAAAGAGGCTAAACAAATAGTGCACATAATGGAATCTGCAGTGGAATTAGAAGTGCCTAATAAAGTAGACTATGAAGCTGGGGCAAATTGGGGTACAATAGAGTAAAAATAGGAGAAAACTATGGAAAAAATAAAACAAGTATGGACATTAGCAAAAGCTAATCCAAAGATATCTGCCGCTGTTGTGGTAGTAATCGTTGCCATATATTTTTTAGTAAACTAGAAGCTATATGAGATATGGCTTATCTGAATGTAAATACACCTGCTATCTATGGACAAATCAGAAGAGAATATCTCTATGATCTTAAAGAACACCATGGAGAAGTGGAAGACTGCATTATCTTTGGCCTGGCATCGATTACAGGGCGTCCTATATTGTTTCATGCAATTATGGAAAACGGTGCTGTATTCTATAGGTTACCGATATCCGCTTTTATTCAAAGAGGTTATGACCCAAAAGAAGTTCCTCGATATAGACTTGATGAGCTGGAGCTGTGGAATTGCTTTAGTTACTATCCTAGCGTTACTTCTTTTGATATCCTAGACGGACAATCTGGAAAATATGTAGGAAAAGATAAGAAATGGTATCCAGGAGCTTATCTTTTTACTGTTGACTGGGCACATCCCGAGAGTAATATAGTAGATACGGATCATTCAGAGATTCCGCAAGAACACAAGTGCGCACACATAATGGCATTGGAAGATGGTAATTATGCAGCTCAACCAAACAACAGAATTATATGGAGTATTCCTTCATTTACTGTTAAAGATAAGGTTCCATATGATTGGAAAGTCCAAACCAGTGAATGGAATGTGGAAGATGATCGTAAATGGGTAGCTGAAGATAGTGACAATTTCTTTTATCAAATTGAGGAGAAGAAGGATGATTAAAAAATGGTGGAAAAATTTTTTGGATTGGCTAATGAAGGATTTTTATAAGTAATGAGTCCAACCAAGTGTAAAAACTGCAATTGTGATTGCCACTGTTCTGTAAAGGAACATAGTGATATGTATGGCGTTTGTGATTGTACGAACTGTGAACATGAGGAATGTGAAGCGTGCCAATAGATCCAAAAAAATGTTGTGGCATGCATTCCTTAGAAAAAGAAAAATCTGGAGAATGCTGTCAAGTGGAAGAAAAAGACAACGCACAACAAGCAACCTATGAGCATTCTATTAACCTTAAACCTACAACTGAGGAGAAACATGAATAAATTATTCCTGATCCTGGCTTTATTGTTTGCCCTGAGCGCCTGCTCGATAGGCAAAAAATGTACTTATACACAAGATGGAACTAAACTTTCATCATGGGTATGGTTCTTTAATGGCGATAAACCTATTGATTTAGATAAAAACAATTGTAATTAATGAGAACACATCCAGAGATTGTAAAGGAAATAGAAAAAGTTTTGAGTGATAAAGTGGCACCTTCTGTTGCGTCCCACAATGGTAGAATTAAATTTATTAGTTTTCATAAAGGAATTGTAAGACTGTTATTATCTGGAAGTTGTTCTGGATGTGCCATGTCTAAAATTACTTTGCACAGAGGTGTAGAAGATATCTTGAAACATTATGTACCAGAAGTTGAAGGTATTATTGGAGAAGATGATGAAGAAGCAAAAGGTAAAGGTTACGAACCTTATTTCCCAAAAGATCAAGAACCTGATTGGAAAAAATTAGTAAGACATGAGTATGAGTAAACAACCTTTATCGATATCAGACGAAGCAAAAGTTCAGATGCCCATGAAGACCGTAGCCAGCC